CCAGTGTTTCCGGTAGACCCGGCCCCGGTTGGACCCACTAATCCTGTTGCTCCAATGTTTCCTGTATTACCAGTGTTTCCGGTTGTTCCAACGCCAGTGGCTCCCGTAGAACCAGTTGAGCCTGTATTTCCGGTTCCTCCTGTGGCTCCAGTTACACCTGTGTTACCTATATTTCCCGTGGCTCCAGTTACACCTGTTAGTCCAGTAGCTCCAGTTACACCTGTTAGTCCAGTGGCTCCAGTTACACCTGTTAGTCCAGTAGCTCCTGTGTTACCTATATTTCCTGTTAGTCCAGTAGCTCCAGTTACACCTGTTAGTCCAGTAGCTCCTGTGTTACCTATATTTCCTGTTAGTCCAGTAGCTCCAGTATTCCCTGTGTTACCTGTATTTCCGGTTCCTCCGGTTTTACCAGTTTGTCCCGTAGCTCCTGTGTTACCAGTTCCTCCAGTTACACCCGTTCCTCCTGTGTTACCAGTTCCTCCAGTTACACCCGTTCCTCCTGTGTTACCAGCGGCTCCAGTGGCTCCGATTCCGGTTGCTCCTGTAACTCCCGTGGGTCCAATGACACTGGCACCACTACCTGCTATGAATACAATTACTTCATAGGAATTTACGGCTGGTGGAACTGCGAAAAGAAGTGTGATCTGATTGGCACTTGTAGCACGAATTTCAATGCCAGCGTCAACTTTTCGTTTGAAGCCTGTGGTTTCAAAAATGGACACGGCTACATGAGTGGTCCCTAAGCCGTGTGTCAGGACGAAAGTAGCATTTGTAGCGTCACCGATGGTGGTAATGTAGGGTGGTGTTCCACCACCTCCGAGACCATCTAGAAGGATTAAACTTGTCCCATTCCAATACTTACCAACTTTTTCGGTGGTATTATACCATAATCTAGCCTCAGTCAATACTGAAGGGTCGGAGGCTAGCTTCTCCATCAGTAAATTCTGGGCTTGATTTAGGTTAAGATCTAAATTATCTTCTAGGGGACGAGCCATTCAACATTCCTCAAAGAAGAAGCAGGAAGTCTTTAATTACAGATGGCCTTACCCGTGATGGCGCGAGTCATGAACACCCTAACAGTGTTGAGATCATTGGGATCTGCATCGGTTCCGTAGATGATGTTTGCATCAAATTGCTGACCGTTGTCATAGGCCAAATCAACCGAGACATACTTACCTAGATTGTGGTGGACCACCCAGGCACTAGATGGTGTAGTCTGTTCATGGACATAGTTGGAATCGTTCACTGAGGCTCCTCCACCGGACTTGGCTTGGTCAGTGGGTAGATGGGGCTGGAATACAAACTCAGTTGGAGAGATGGCCTTGCCTACCACTACAATCCACCTACAAGATGCGGCTGTGGTGTTGTAGTCCTGGTTAATTACTCCGTTTGGTCCAGCAAACATTACCATTCCTGGGCTTAAGACAGGCTCATCAATTGAGTAGACCTTGCCGTATTCCATAGCTAGTGGCACGGATTCATCAGCTTTTCCAGGCTTTAAAGTGATACCATCGAACCAAGGCGGAGTAGAAACATCCAATTCAGGGTGAATGGGGAGAATTTTACCGCTGGTGGAGATGAATGAGGCGGTGAGGTTTAAGATGGAGCCAATACCCACCGGGTAGCCGTAGGAGGCACTCTGAGCGGCCACAACTGTTGGATCGGACACTGTGACCATGAAGGACACTGTAGAGTCCTGAAGTAGCTCTACGGGGTTAACACCGTCTTGAGATATAAAGATCTGAACCTCATCGTTCTCGACTAATGGGAGCGCACCACTCAAACCAATTAAAGCCTCATTGGTAGTTTTGTCTGAGGTGTTGGAGAGTAGGGTTTTCCCGTTAACTAGAATCTCAACTTTTCTAGTGGCTGGGGTAGAAGAGGTGCTAGTGTAGAAGGCTCCAGCCACAGTGTAGTCCCCAGTCTTTTTGACAATGAACTTGGTTGGGTCTGCAACATTCTTAGTGTGGTCGAATACTATAGTGGGGAAGGAAATCACATAAGGTTCATTAGTGAGAAGCGTGAGTTTGTCCGAGGTGGAGACTTGGAATCCGACTACAGAAGAGGCTTCGTCAATGGTTGCTTGAATAGCTGTTATCTCACTGTCGATAGCGGCTGACATAGTATCACGGAATTTTAGGACAGTGGCATAGGACTTATTTAAATCCATCATCGCCATCTGTGTTGGAATAGGTAGAGCCAGGATATCAGGACGAGAGATGAAGGCTTGTTCATCAAAGGTCTTGCCATCTGCACTCCATCCGTTGTTTGAATCATCGGGTCTCCAACCTGGATCAATATTGAAGTAGACGGCTTTGGGTAGATTAAGTAGTCCATCTCCGGGCTTCCATCCCAAGTCACGAGTCATGTAATCGGTCTTTAAATAAGAGAATAATTCACCACTCGCAAGAGGACTTACGGCAGAATCAAGGATGAGCCAGTAGTTCATTACATAAGGAACATAACCATCTTCTTGCATCAGTGAGTCAAAATTTCCAGACCACTCTCTCCAGAACTGGGAGTATCTATCTACTTCGGTGGCATTTGCAAACTGATCATAAACGAACTTGTATTGGGTTCTAGAAGTTCTCCAGGTAGTGTGATTTTCAATGTCAACCTCTCCCTTAGCTACGGCTTGGTTGACTAGATCAATTGTAAGAGAAGGTAATTTTATGAGTTGAGGGTAGTTGGCTTTCCCGTTTGATGACTCTACGATGCTAGTAAATGTGGAATTGTAGGTTGCAGGGAAGAAGTCCAAATCATCAAGGGTAACTCTCGATAGATAGTCATCAGAAGCATAGGAATCCCATCTGACCTCTCTAGTATACCCAAGTAGCCCAGCTTCAATGAACGATAGCATCCAATAGGTGTGGTTGGCGTCATCTGCGTTAGCAAACGAAATAAACTTATCAATGAGTGGGAGGGACTTAGGTCCACGCTTTACTTCCCCTTCGAAGGAATTATAAGGAACAGGATTAGCTTCTAGATACGCGATAGTAGGTTGAATAAATTCTTCAAAAACATGCTGGAATTCAGGAATCCACAAACCCTTTCTCAAGGTTCTTGCATTCTTCAGGTATAGAACCCAGGCGGCGGCTCGGTTTAAATCAAAGTTGTTGTCGATGATTTTTGCTAATGTGATTTCCTTGGAGAACAGGTTGTATAGATCCAGTCTTCTAGCCTGTGTGGAGGCATTAGGAGAGCTTAGGCCGTTGTTTGGAACTTGGATGTCGTTGTAGTCAGGGTCATCCACCTGAGGCACGGCTTCGGGAAGAATGAGGGCTACAACATTTTCTTCAAACATGGAGGGTGGCATGGAGAAATTTGATACCACGATCTCTGCCTTTGGTAGAGATCCGGCCATATCCGAGTTAGGATTGAAATCTGGGGAAAGAACTGGGCTAGTTTGTGAGGCTGGGGCAACAAATGAATCGTAATAATCTTTGCTATTAAGCTGGTTCATGGTTGGAATAATTCCTCCGATTGGAGGGTTAAATACCTGATTGCCGTAGGTGACGCCACCGATGTTTAAATTCTTTGGGTAGTTCCTGAATATGTCTAGGTTGGGAGGCACAACTTTGCAGTTCCCGAAGGCAAATTTGGTGTCAAAAGTGAATTTTGTGTTAAAATTAAAGTTTAGATTGAACCCGTTCCAGCCCCAAACTAAATCTCCGAAGAGGTTGGGAAGGGAGGGGAGGTCAGGTAGTTTCCAGTTGCAGATCTCAGCGATTAAAGTTGCTAGGGCATTTAGAATTCCCTGGATCATGGCCTGCATTTTATTTTTAATGGCGATAAGAAGCTGAACTATCTGGATCAGAGCTTGGATGACCCCAATGACCTCATCCATTAGGGCCTTCATTTCCTTGATGATTTCAATTACATCCTTGATGTAAAGGAAGGGACGAACCTTATCACCCTGCTGTCCGTCTACACCTAATAGCTGAAGCTTGATCCAGAGTTTAATCTTGTCTTCCAGGTCTTTTTTGGCGTTCTTGGCCCAAAAAGTAGCGTCACCGATGGAGCTTTCAAGAAAGCGTCCCTGCTCCATAGCCTTATGGTAATTCTTTTGAACTTTAACTAAGGCAGAAGGAAGCTCCGGCCTAGTGATTGCTGGGCCTTTAGCTTGGACTGGAAATAGTTCTGGCATTAGTATTCCTTAGTTCGAATCGGCGGGAGAATCGTAGAATCCTTGGTTATGAATAATTTCTGGAGCTTCTGTGGTGTGAACTACTGAAGCTCGGTCAATAATGGATAGTGACTTGTTCACCATCATAATCTTGGCTACATGAGTGGATCGGACAGATTCAATTGAGATATCACCTGTAACATTCAAGTGTAGGTTTCCTCGGATGGCAATATCAACATCTCCGTTGATCTCCAATCTGAGTCCTTTCTTCTCGTTATTAGAGCCGATAGTGGCTTCAATACCACCATCGAATGCGGCTGTTAAAGATCTACCCTGCTTGTCCTTACCAACTGCGGCAACGATACCACCAGCCAAATCAGCGAGTAGTGACTGACCATTTTGCTCGTTGGCTCCAATACGAATTAGAATGTCTCTGACAGCGTGAATATCAGCGGATAGGCCAGTGGTGTCCATATCTCCAACGGCGTCACCTGACCAAGAGTAGGGTTGCACTTTCTGAACTGGAGATCCGGCTTTAGCGAGATCATGGAATCTGTAGTGACTGTCTCCGACTCCGTAGATGGGCCTACCCTTGCTTCTGGAGTCCTGGCGTGTTGCATCAAATGGTGACTGTTGTGCCCTTCCTTGTCCGTCTTCGTAGCCGTTACGGAGGTGCTTACGGCGCGAAGCCTTGTCTCTCGCTCCTAGGCGAAGAAGCATACCGCCGTCCAGGGAGGCGCGAAGAGATACATTTTCTCCAGCAATCTTAGAATTTAGATCACCAGCGTCACCCATTGATTTGAACTTGGACTTACCCCAGAACTGGATATCACGGGCCTGAATACTATCCTTTTTGCCTCTGATCTGAGTGTTTACTGCTCTTCTAGTAGTTGGGAGGGATGTATCATCTGCTCCTAGGCGAAGAACGGTTCCGCCTAAAGTGGTGAGATCTAACGAGTCTTCATCATCCCTATTCTTTCCAATTACTAATCTAACGCTTCCAAGGAAGTGACCGTCTAATGACCTACCAGCACCGTATGGATGCTCATAGGACTGTCCATCCCATGCAATGTTTTCTTTGGGGATAGTAGACCCGACTTCGAATTGAATATGACCTTCTTTGGTAATATCAAAACGAGTGGTGTTGTATTCATAAGGGAATCTCAATGACCATGCGGAAGCGGCCATGCGGGTTTCCACCTGATCTGACTTCTTCACTACAGGGATATACCCGGATTCTACACTAGTTCCAAATCTACCTTCCTTGGTGTAAGGAAAGATAGTGGGCTTCAAAACTTTGCCATAGGTGGTCTTGTCGAAGGAATTAGACCCCACCAAAGTTCCTTCGGATTTTTCAATGATCCAACCCCTGCGTCTAGGCGAGGGTCCGTCACTGGTAGTAGGTCCAATGGGGGTTGAAGAGTTTAGAGGGTGATCCCATCCTTGATCAACCATGTAGGATTGATCCTCATAAGCTACTTTGAACTTGTCACCAAGATCTTTTACGGAGGTTCTAGACCACCATTCATCAGAAGTTTTAGATAACCCAAGCACCTTGTCTAAATAGTCGGACTCAAGCACCTCAAGGGGTAGAGGGAAGTCTAACGCGAATTCCTGGATCTTTTCAGTGCGTTCAACAATAGGTAGAAGATCTTGAGTACCCTTCTTGTATTTGTCTGATAGCTTACTGCTCTTAGAGGATAGATAGACTACCCACTCATTTGAACCGTCAGGCATGAGTCTGGGTGTTACATCGTCAGTGGAGGCATTAGGACGATTGACTGGACCTTCAAAGGTCAAGCCAGCGTCAGTGTAGTTCACAGTTCTACCAGTGACTCCGAACTTTGTTCTCTTGAATGAATCAAGCTTCTCTCTAGAGAAGTCAGAGGATGTTCTGTCCCAACCCTCATCCATCTTCTCGGTGAAGCCAGCGGATAGCGTGGACACCTTCTGACCTGGATAAGCCTTGCGATATACACCACGATTTCTATTGGTCCACCCATGAAGGCTATCCTTAGCGGTCATGGGACGAGTTGCGATGGCATCAATAGCTCGTAGTGTGTCGGTAACAATCCAGGTTGAGATGGCTAGTTCTGCCATTGATCCATGACCTTCTAGGAAGAAGGCTAAACCTATGGCACCCTCTTGAACCATCACCTCATCAGTAGACTCTGGTGAAGAGGCAACGGTGGGGAAGATCTTTACTTGGTTGTAGACGATGTTGGTGCGAGTATCCTCTACGGTTAGGATCTTGCTTTCGTAGTCTACTCGTCTTACAACGACAAGAAATCCAGCAAACTGCTCGGCCTCACGGCTACGCTGAGATACGGCCTGCTTTTCTGGAAGCTGTCTGTAGATTGTGGGATCTTCACTCATTACTCAACCGTCCCTTTCCCTTGGTTAACCCAAGTCGCTTGAAGCTTTGACAGGCTTGAAGAGATTGAGCCTGGGGTTGCGTAAGTTCCTAGATCGGTGTTTTGTGGCAATAGAGACACATCACTATTACTATTACTGCCTTCGTTAAGAACTGATTTTAGATAATCTTGTGTGCCAGCAAGGAAAGACTCGGCTCTTTGTAGGGCGGATTGATCACTTGTAGGAGACACGGGTGGAGGAGTCACATCGACAACATTGGAGAAATCTGCGGAGTCAGCCATAGCTTGTAGCTGAGTAGAATCATTGTTAAGTCTATTACCTCCAGTGAAGTCCATCTCAAACGAAATGACATTAGAGCGATCAAATAACTGCAATTCATCCACAATTTTAGCGGCATCTCCACCAGTCTTTTCCGTAACTGTTCGCAATTGAGAAGCACTTGTTGGAGCTAGAACTGGAGTTGCCATACCAGCGTAGAGGAAGGCAGAGGAGGTCTTTAGGAGGGCTTTACTCTCAGCGGTTTTAGTTTCAATTCCTCTAGTGTCTTCAATTGTTCCGCCTCTAGTAAACTCATAAATGGCTTCGCTCACGGAGGAGTATCGACCCCAAGCAAATGGAGTCATAACTTCATAGCCCTTTTCATCTGTGAAAGGCTGGGCTGAAGTTAGTTTATCAATGTAAACTCCATTGTTGGAAACCACCTTCTTTCCGGCTGGACGCTCAGTGCTGATGTTATCAATATCAAATTCATCTCCAAAGAACTTTTCATCATCTTTCTGGACGGTCCAGTTCATGTCCTTAGAGTCGGTATGAGTTTCGAATAGGTTTCCAAGTTTCTTCTTAACATAGGAATCTATGGCATTTTGCTCATCCGAAGGCTTAAAGGGGTTATGGATAGTAGCTGGGGAACCAGTGACCAACAATCCTAGCTGATCTGCTTTCATCTGATCACTGTTGAATACAGTTGACCCTCCGCTCTTAGTCCACTTGTGAACTAGATTAGGCTGGGAGGCGTACACGATGATGGGTTCCCCTTTCTCAGTCTTCTGATAAGTAGGAAATTGTGGTCTTTTACGGATGAAGTTACAGGTTAGCGACATATCTGCGCGACCACCAACATTGTATGAGACCCCTATCCCAGAGACATAAGCATACATATCAAGGTGTGGAATGAAGATTGGGAAGCCTAACCTCATCTCAGGTCTGAGAGGTATGGTGACATGATAAGTTCTGAAGTTTTTGTTAAGTTTCACCAACTCCATAGCGGCAAAGGCGAAGATAGCCTTTGAATTGTGTGACAAGAAATTAAGCTGTCTAGGAGCTTCATCACGAACACCAAATTTACGAACTAGGTTTACATCAATGAAGGAGCCTACAGCCTTCAGGCTGTTTGCCATTCCCATTTGCCAGCCAGCGGGATTAAACCCACCCTGAACCGTCATTCTGGTTCTTCTAATGGCCGACTCATCTTCCATGTAGTTCTCACCTAAAACTTCGGATAGGTGAATGATGAATGGGTTAGAATACTCGGATAGGTTCTCATCCTTGATCTTGGAGGTATCCCCAATGATGGTGGAATCTAGGTTGTAGAGAGGCGGTTTAATGATGATAGACCCGTCTACATCCTGATAACCCTCATAGCCAATGGACTCAATGGCGGCTCTAACGATCTCAAGTCTAGGCATGATCTTACCCTGGAACAATTGGATAGATCCTAGAGCAAACTCAGGTAGGTGCCTTCTGATAGAGTTTGTCAGGTAGTTGTTTGCCTGACTCTCTACACTGGAAGCCTCTGCTCCAGAAGCCTTGGTGGTGTCCTTGGTGTTCTTCACATCTTGTGACTTAGCGTCTACACTATCTGGCTGAGCTACTGTTTCCTTGTAACCAAATAGGTGGACATACTTTCTCAAATCGGTCAAGCGTTCTTGCCACTTGGCTATGAAGTTAGCCTTAAGACTGGCCGCAAGAGCCGAGTCTTTGATTTTTTCTTCCTTGGTCCCAATGGCAGTCTTCAAAAAACCGGAGTAATCCATCGCTCGTCTGAAGGTCGCCACAATAACTTGGTAAGCGTTCTTGTTAGAGTCCACCGTTTGCATTGGAGTCTGACTCTCAGAGGAATTAGACATGGTTGCTGGTGCGCGATCAGTCTGCATCAACTCCATCAAATGAAGAATTCCCACCACGGAAATTGCGATTTCAAGAGAAGTATTGTTCTCATTGTAGTCTACTGACTTAATCATCCCATTAAAAATTCTTCTGTAAACGGTATTACCTGTTGGGCTGAAGAAGTATGACTTTGCATAGATCCTCACCTCACTCATTGTGTCAATGAGTAGCCCCCCGCCTGGAGCCATGAACAACTGCTTGGAGCCGTTAGGAACTGAAAGATTGATGGAGCCTGATGGGATTAAATTATCAACACCATAGTTTGTTGCTATTGCAGTAACATAGTCATTGAAGTTTACGGTGGTGTAGTTGTTAGACTCATCCTTCAAATAAGGGTTAATGAAAAATGGAAGCCCATCAATATACACAACCATATCAGGAGCGGTCTTGATGATCTCTCTACTAGGCGCGGATTGAATGATGTTTCTGATTTGAGTCATTATAAGTTTCCTTCTGACCCAAATAACTGCATACGAACTAATGCGTCTGCGATGAGAGGGGTTTGATTGTTGTAGGATGTTTGACCAAAGGCGGTTCTTGGGTCCACGATACCTTGTTGAATACCTTGAGTTAGAATCTCGTTTTGAATGGCGGCATCTGACTGCTTTGCAGATTCTTCTTTGGCGGCGGCATCAGCAGCGTATTCCGCCTCTTGCTGTGCTTTTGCTTCTAGCATATCAAGAACTTCTTTGGAGTGGCCTCTGTAGACACTATTTACGATGGGACTTCTCCAAGGAGATTCCTTCTTATAGTCTTCCTTCCAAGCTAGAAAACCGAGATCAAACTTGTTGTAGTAGGGGGTGTCGGCTGTGCTAGAGAGACTCATAGTAGTGAACATCCCTCTCCAGATGAAGTTTCCAACTTTTAATTCAACATCCTGGTGATATTTAATTCTTCGTCTAGTAAAGTCGGCGGCAAATACATTCGTTGAGTTAAGATCATCTCCTTCAAAGGTATAGCCATTGTTTTCAAAAAGATTCATTAACTCCATGATGTTTCTATAACTAATACTGAATTCTTCAAATGCGTCAGTGGTTCCGTTGAAGTGGTATTGCCCTGCGGTGGAGCCAGAGATGTGGAGGTCGATGGTGTCCTCCCCCCATACCCCAAACTGCCACCCGGCTCTGGTCATGGAATGTGAGTCTAAGGTCTGGTGAGCGACTGAAATAGTTTTAGGGTTGACTAGGAAACGGTAGACATAGTTTTCACCTTTTCTGTTTAGGAGTCTGACGGTCACATAGTCGGTTAGGGTGGCCTTTACATTGGAAATGGCACTAATGGCCGTTTCATCATCCTCCCCTGTCACTCCAACATCAACGGGAATGATTCTCTTTTCCCCACGAATGGGAAGTAGCCCCACTCTTTGCGCGGTGGTTAGGTCATAATCTGTTGGGAATAGAATATCTGACATTTAGGCTCTGGGGTAGAATACAAAGGAAACGGTCTTCTGGACTTGGAAGGTGAAATCAAACTTCCACTGGAATGGATTCTCAGCGTCCATTGTCCATGAAAGGGATTTGAAATACCCGTGGTAGTAATTACTCTTAAACTTCATCACGACATTACCTTTAACCATAACATCGTTGTTTCTAGCATTTCTAGTGTAAGAGGTGTCTCCATATTTCTCGGACCACACAGATTGCTGGATTTGGTCACGATTAATAGTCACGGAATCCCCATCTTCGTAGTTATCTCTCTTGTAGCGGGTGATGCCGTTGTTTCTGAATAGGGATAGAAGCTCCACAAAGGCATCTTGAGCGGCTACGCGAAGTCTGGAGTTTCTTGGTGTGTTCAGAAGTGGAGCGCCCTGTCCTGCCTCTTCTGCGGCGTCAAATAGCTCGTCTGGAGTAACAGCAAGACTCATCAAGTCCGTAACTCCAAACTGGTTCATGAACACACCAGTAGAACCAGAGCCGGTAATTGTGTCTGGCTCCATCCCCCAGAAAGTCATGTGGAACCCGGTTCTTGTGTTAGATTTATTGATAATGTGTTTCATATTGATAGTTTCGGAATCAAGGCTACAATTGAGCTTTACAGTAAGGGGTGAGTCCTTTGTTGCCATTAAAGGTGAAGCAAATTCCTTTAGATTGATGGAGAAGGTAACGGGGTACTGAAGTTTCTTAAGGTGCGGATTACCAACTAGAAGATCTTGGTCTTCGTACCAGGGGAGAGAGTCTAGACCCTCGTCAATGAAGAGAGAGCGGGTGTTCCCTTCTGTAACGATGGAGGCTTCTACCGAATCAGAAACCAGTGGAACATAGTCAGATGGCGGACCTTCTGTGACGGTTTGTGAGGTAGATGAAGCTTCGGATGTATTTGAGCCTGCCGTGTGAGTTCCACCAGTCGAGGCTTGCATCCCAGCGGCCTTAGTCCATTTTACGATGTAGGAAGGGTCTCCCCTTCCAGCCTCTAGGACTGCTTGCTTATTAGCTTCGACATCTGACCACCCTTGAGCTACGAGCGCCTTAAAACGGAGACCAGCTTTAGGGCCAGCGTTGTAGGCTACTGCCACAGCCTTCATGTCCCCATTCATCTCAGTTGTTAGTTGAGATACTAGTGCGGCGGCGGCTCTACTCTGTTCAGCAGGATTGGTTGAATAATCACCAGTAATCAGCTTATCTTTGACTAGGCCAGCCCAGGTCTCTCTCCTAATTTGAAAAAGTCCGGTAGATTCCTTCTCATCGGATGGCTTAGGTGCTGGATTAAACGAAGATTCCACCTGTGCAAACGCAAGCATGACCTTAGGATCTTGCTTCCAAGTTCTTGCACCAGAAGTGATCGCATCACGAACTGATGGGGATGGAGAAGGAGATTTACCCATTACTTAGCCGTTTCTCCAGCTACATTAGTGCCTTTGATGGCACCAAGCACTGTGGACGCATCAACATTGGTGTAGTTATTTGTGATGTTAGCTTTGAATTCGGTATCCACCTTAGCTCTTTCTGCATCGGTGCTGGCGGCTTTAATGTCATCCTGGTATTTCTTGATATCAGCGATTAGATCCCTACCAAGGGTGTCCCCTGCAACTGCGCCATTCTTTAGGAATCCTGAGAAATCACCGCTATCTAGTTTACTGAGAGTGGCGGTAACTGCACTATCAACAGCTTGATCTTGAGCATTGACATCAGAAAGTGTGGTGGCCTTTACGGGTCCACCGTTTAAAGCTTTTTTATGTTTGTCAATATCAGCCTGTGTAAACTTAGCGTTAGTATCAAACACTGTCAGGCCGTCCATAGCGGTTCCTGATTGGAACCTATTCATCTGGCTACCTAGAACAGCTAGTCTCTTCCCCATATCCTCAGTTAGAGTTTTTTCCTCTTTGGCTTTACTCAACATTTCATACTCATCTCTGGCTTGAGTGATGCGCGATTTTAGGGCATCCCTCATGCCTGCGTCTTCAATTGACTTGTCCGAATCTACCTTTTTAAAAGCTTCATCAGCTTGGGATCTGTAGAAGTCGCGCTCTCCTTGAGTTCCAGTGTGACCGTACGCATCAGCGATTTCGATTCCCTTTTTGTTACTTTCTGCGTCACTCTTGAATATACTAAAGGTGAAGATATCTACTACTACGGATAGCATCTTAATGATGTTGTCGAGAAGGGCCTTAAGTGTGTTTTTAATGATGGAGAGTGGGTCAGTGATCGACTTGTAGTTGTCGGCTGATTTCTTCTCTTCTGCATCACGCATTTCTTTGGTGATTACTTCGGCCATCTTATTAGCGCCAGCACCACTAGACAAGAACTTCTGGAATTCTGGAGATTGCATAACTTGATCGAGGGATTTACCTTTCATCCCAGGCTTGGTATTCTGAAATTCCTTGGCTAATTGCATCTGGGCAGCGGGTAAGGCCCCTGTTAACCCCTTTACATCAGAGATTCCTAACTGTTGTGCCATCAAACTGAATCCAGGGTTTGATATGATCTTGGCTCGTTTTTCTCTATCTGAAAAATCCGAAATATCTTTCCCACCCATGTTCTTAACAAGAACATTTAGAAGCGCCATCTGCTGAGCAGTTTCACCTTCTCTTGTAGCACCAACACTCATGTCCACGCCAGCCATTGCAACTACATCACCAGACTTGAATGCTCTTTCTCTAGCTGATAGATTGCTTCTATTGTTTAAGTACTGACTCTGTAAACTACCATACTGCTTCTTGTCAAGATCTGACATGCCCTCAATCTTTTTATTAACCAACTCGTTAATGTCTGCGTCAGACATCTTCTCTAGGTCAGAACTCTTGATACCTAGTTGCCCAGCTAGTGCATCTCCAGAAGCTTGAGACTGCCTTCTGTAGTTATCAAGTAGACCTTTTCTATCGTCTTTCGACATAGTGTCATAGGCAAAGGCTCTCTGTTCAAAGCTCTTCTCCCCACCAGAAACGGCCTTCATCATTTCAGACATATACTCCGCTGTGTATTTCCCCGACTTACCCATTGCTGTGATGACGGCAACGGTGTCGGCAAGTGTTTTATTAAATCTACTAAACTGTCCAGTGATCTGATCAATCAATCCGAGGTACTTAGTTGTTGTCAAACCAGTGGCGGAAACACCCTTGTTGATATTAATGAATAGGTCTTCTGTCTGCTGGAATGACTGGTTGAACTCGGTGATGGCTTTAGCTGTGAGTGCGACCGACTCCTGGTTACTCATCCCGAGGTTGCTACCAAAAATATATGAGTTACGCATGATACCACCCATAGCAGTCGTAGCTTGTCCTCCCTCCAAGGCTCCTTGTGCAGACTGACCTGTTCCCATACCTCTGATGCCAATACCATTTTCTACGAGACTCTTCATGATCTCTAGATTTTTATCAAAGTTCATCCCCATAACGGAGGTAGAAAAAGATAAGGGCTTTTCTGGTGTTAACTTGTCAATCATACCACTATAAACACCACGAACATCAGTGTTTCCGGCTAGGAGCCCACCCTTACCAAGTCCCTGGTAAATGTCATTTTTCCTCTTTGCTACAGAACCCACAGCCTCTAGAAGAGTTGAGAATACAGTGATCATTGGAGACATCTTCCCCATCATTGACATGACATCCATACCACCACCAGCGGTAATAGACCCACCACCTTGAGCAAACATTTTGGTAAGGGTCTGACCTCCCCCGTTTGCCACTTGTCTAGCCATCACCTTTGCAAGACCCTTGTCAATCCAACCCATAGGGTTCATTCTACTCTTCCCAGAAGCCTCAAAGCCATCAGCCAATAGCTTCCTCTTGGCATCTTTGTCATCACCACTTAAAATTTTTCTAGCATCTTGCTGAGCCTTCCACCCGGCTCCTCCTTCGGCCATGTGTTTCTTCATCTCTTTGGCATCAGTTCTCATTTTTGAGAAAGCGTCAGTAATGTTCTTGAACTGGAATGCATTGATATCCTTGAATACACTAGCTACGGAACCTAAGGCGGAGCCTAAGCTGGTCATTCCAGCCTTGGCTTTTTTGAAATCAATAGAATCCACACCCTTGACTACACTATTGACGGTATCTTCCAACTTCTCCCACTCATCGTCAAGAAGCATAACTCCGCTAGCTAGCTTAACTTGGGCTGTTGTCATCGCCTCAATCTGCTTTGTTAATGCCTTCTCAGTCTCTAGAGTGAGGTTCTTTGTTTTCCTCAAATCCTCTGCATTTTTAATCATCTTCTTTAATGCTTCATTGGCCTTGTCTATAGCGCCTGGGGCAGACCAATCAGTTCTAGCGAGATCCTTAGCAGATTTGCCAAGAGTCTTTAACAAAGCACTCATATCTTCAGTGTCAGCTAGGGTGTCCTTCAGATTGTCACCTAAACGCTTAACATGATCGCTAAGTTTCTTAGCGGGGTCAATGGACTCTTTGAACCCCTTCGTAAATTCAGCTAGAGATGTGCTGATAGCCGCTGAGTTGGTGTGCAAAGTGGCTACTGCGGCGGTTAGGTCTTTGATCTGTTGAGCGTTTGAGGCCATTATTTACCTTAGTCGGAATCTCTCATCTCTTTGATGGAATCCTTTACAACTTCACGGTTAATTTCTTCAATCTCTTCTAGAGCCTTCTGGAAGAATCTCTTTTCTACATCCGTCATGATGGCGGCGTCTGGTAGAGACTCATAAAGTCTGTCTTCAATTCTCTGACAGTGGACCATTAGGATCTTCCACAGAACATTGACGGTTTCCTGACCCCAACCCATAAGTAAATCTCTTAGGATGGGACGGATGTTACCTTCGTTCCCAGTAATGGGGTTTACGATGAAGATTGAGGTGGCGTCCTTTAAGGAGATGCCATTAATCCAACTGATAGCTCTGGAGAGAACCTCGCACTTGATTCTGGTTACCCAGGCGTGTCCTTTTAGCTCTTCGGCACTGTATAGGGACTGAATTTCAGCCTCAGAGGGAATATTGGATAGACGGAGGCTGACGGTCTTGCCATCCACAGTCAGTTTGATGAGTTCTTCGGTGTCTTCAATACCGAATCCCTGTAATCCTGCAATAATCTCGTCCACACTAAGGGTCACTGGTTCAGGTTGAACCTCTTCGACCTTCTTAGGTTTTACGATTGCCTTCTTCGTTGCCATTAAAACTCCTTCTAAAATTGGATCGCCAATTTGGGTTATTTTATTTACACATACTTACTGAGTCGGGTCTCAACAGGTGCCTCTTCGTCTGCTTGATTAAGTAAGTCTCGCTTTTGCTTCTCTTGAATCCATCCATACTTCTGGGTATGAATCTCTCGCTCCCTCTTCTTGACCTCTGCCTCGGTTCTCACCACCATAATTTCATTGGCATCTGCGGCTTCAAGGATTTCTCGGCGTCTAGCGATGAGTTCATCCACTCTTCTGCGTTTTTCCTCTTCTTCTCGTAGTTGTGACTGGTGAAAGGCGTCCATTAGCTGTTCGTGCTTGTCACCCTCGTTCATCCCTCTCATCTCCCTCATTAGACCCTCGGTAGAGTTATCCTGGTGGGAGTGACCGTAGCCATCATGTAAATTTTGGTCAGTTTTGACGCTGAGGAAGTTGATAACATCCATCCAGGGCTCAATTGAGTCGGTTCTCAGCGAAGCTAGGGCCTGGGAGATGGCATTATTGTAGTTGTCAGCACCCTTCCCCACGAAAGCCTTGGCTATGGTTCCAGCGTTTTGAGCGTTCTCAAGCCTCTCAATGGTAGTCTCACGAATTCGGCAAAGGGAGACCCAAAGCTGGAGGATGTCAGGGGAAGATAACTGCTTTAACTCTTTACCATCAGGTAGAACAATACGCTTAGGAGCCAAAAGATCGGAGGAGTGGGACGCAGATAATCTAAAGGAGGTATTGGTAGACACAAAGGCTGAGACATAAGGGTAGAGACTTAAGTCAGCTAGGTTAAGGCTCAGAATGACTCGTAGAATGGTGTTTAACTCCACGCTATCAAGGTCATTGACCTCCTCCGAAGTCAAGGTAGTGGTGTGAAGCAGTAATTGTTCGATTCTTGTGTTCTCATCAGGATACCAGATGTCAAGCTGTTTCTTTTCATTGAAGGGTAGGGCCTTAACCCAACCAATCTGTTCACCCTTCAGGCTCAAGGGCCTAACCCTAGCTCCAAAGGTTATTAGTTCTGACATGGCATCCGTAGTCTTAATCTTGACCTCTTCTGCGAAGGCAGAGCTTCTGACAGCTACCCTACCTTCGTTGATCTCTTTCATGAAATCGGTGCCGAGACTACTCATCGCTCCACCCATCATTATTCAATTCCGACTTTTCCTTCAAAACTGCACCCTTGTAACCGGAGTTCCTGATGATCTCACGACTGAGTTCCATTTCGTCCTTCAACGCCTGCTTCCCGAACTGTTTGGCAAAGCTCTCTTCTACATCACTGAGCATTTCATCCTTCTGCGCCTCTTCCCTTTCCAACTCAGCCTTGAATTCCACGGCTTCAGGTGCCGACCAAGGGATTGGGGCAGTAAGAAGGCGTCTGTCATCCTGGGAGCCCATGTAGATGATGTAAAGCCTCTCTTGAATGGGGATGGGTAAGGACTTCAAGACCTTGAATGCGTCCTCGTAGTTCATCGGAGTCCCGGCTACAGAGTGAAGGGCGGTAGCCATCACCTCCAACTTAGAAAACTTCTTGGTGTTGGATAGAGACTCCTTCCAGGTCATACGCCTGAATATGAATTTGTAGCCCTTAAGCTCGATGGGTATCTCTTCCTTCACTGGAGGTAGCATTAATCGTCCGATCCTTGCCCTGGAATACTAGTTTTAACTGGTGGTGGAACTGGATGTGGTTTCTCAGCAACCTTTCGCCCAGTCTGGATTGGAATCTTGATTGCCTGAGTGGATGGAACCCCTGAGGGTGGTAGCCCAGTGACACCTGAAGGCTTCAAAGGCTTGGAATAGTCAGCATCACTATCATTAATACTGCTCCCTCCACCCATTATACCACCGCTCTTTATCTGAGCGATGTATTTCCAAACATTGATTCCATATAAACTTAGAGCCGTGGCCGCTAGAATCATGTAGAACCAAGAGAACTTATTGATGCCTTCAACCAGGATTTTAACTACATTAGCATCCTGAGTCCAATATAACTTCCACAGGAATACACCTGTGATGCTCCCAACGGAGACTACTAGGAGGGTGAAGATCATTATCCCAATGACCCTAGACGAACTCGGCATACCGTTATCGTCTGAAACCATCCTCTTCAGGAATGCCATTAAATCTCTCATAGGTTTCCAATCCGCCATCTCCCTCTCCTATCTAGGGCACTGAAACCCATCTGACGAAATTCGCTTACAACTCAAGGAAAACAAACTCACACCGGAAAATTAGAGTTTTTTCAGGTTTTGGACCATTTTGAGGGGTGTTCGAAAGTTGACAGGCTAATGTTTTCAACAACTTAGGGTCCATTCGAAGTGTATAGGGGCCTCGTTTCCTATAATAAAGTACAGCAAAAGACTTCTGTCTTTTGTACTTAAAAAAGACATATATATGTATAATATCTTTTCTTCTCTTTATGGTTTTCAGACCCCCTATGAAACCAGGAAAAAGAAATCCGCTTCCGATTCCCCAGAATAGAGTAACAAACCTTTGAGGACTATTTCTGGATGACCACCTTCACCGTGAAGACTATCAAGGCTACGAGTGACCTACCTAGGGTCTTCCCCGAGCCTATGCCTTTCTTCCAGAAGGGGGAGTTCCGCCGATACAAGTCCGTGATGATGGATGCCGAGTGGTGGGATGGCTCTGTTTGGTCCCGTGGTGCCACCTCCGGGGGCTCCGGCCTCCTGAAAGGCATTGCTCCTTGTGAGCGTAAGCACACGGACTATTCCATCGAAGGGGATAAGATAGCATTTTCCTCTGAGTTCTGCAAAGAAGAGTTTTCTATCAAGAAAATCCGCCACCGTAAGTCTATTGGCTTGAAGGACATAATCGGCATGGAAGCCATGTTCCAAGACTACTTGAAGGCTTGGAACCTACTCGTGGACCTGGACCAAAAGGGTATCCAGTTAGGTCGCGGTCTCCTGAAGACCGACTCTAACCTAGCCCGTGCCTTCGCAGAAAGCCCCTTCTACACGCTCAGAGCCTTGAAAGAGTATCTGAAGCGCAGAGGTCGCTCTTCAAGCCCCCTGAGGCATAAGAGGCTCCACCGTCTGAACACCGTACCGTTGGATTTGAGAAACTACCCAGGTATTCAATCTGAAGTTGCCCTCTACCTCAAGTCAGTAGGCTCAGATCTCAGGCGAGTGGTCTCAACTCGCTTGGTTAGGAAATCTGACAAGCGATTCTTGGTATCATTCACCTTCACAGCTCCCGATGTAGTGAGGGAAGTGAACTTAGAAGATAGTTCCATCAATTTTTGCCGAGATCCAAGACTTGTTGACATCGGTTGCTCGTTCTCTGAGAAAGGCTTGAGCATCGTTGTTCAAAACGCCTTCGAAGATCGAGAGTTTTACACTATAAGTCCTGCATTATTAGAAAATGTGAAGAACTTCCTTGACAAGTTCTTCAAAGAAATCAAGGGTAAGGTCTGATCCCTAAGTCTAGACGGATCTAGCGTTACACCTAAAAATCTCCTGGGGATTCATAAAGAATTCACTCGCAGATGTGGAGTTCTAAAGGCGGTGGGTGCTATAGAATTCTACTTAACTCCAAGACTTGTCTCACTTGGGGAGCAATATCCGAAAGATACGCCGTTCTACGATTCCAAGCACCTAAAAGTGTGGGAGCGTAAACTACTAGCTGAAAACGAGGAGTTTGCTACAATCATGGGATTAACTGGAGCGCAAGTTCTAGTCAAGTATACCTGTAACGGCCTGATTTCCCATACTGGGACCAAGGTTTTGCCGGAAACTATGGCTAACTATGCTCTCCAACTGGCTTTGGCGAAATATGATATGTGGCACGGTGCTACATTCATGGATCGTGGAACCTGTCGCACAGTCCGAAAAAGGTTGGATCGCCGTAAAGAAAAAGTACAGCAAAAGACTTCTGTCTTTCGACATAGACCCTGACTATGTAAGCCTTCCAGGTCCATTTTTACACCTGGATTGCGATGGATAGTGCCTGCAACCTTGCGGGTGTGATCACAGGGTATCCAAGTTTGAGTGGGAATCTCAGACAGGAAACCGCCTTCCCCTTCTGAAATGGAGGGTCACGCACCACAGGATGCGGGGGTTGGACAAAATAGTGGGTAATAGTATAATGGAACTAGAGCCACAAAGTCCCCAGGATTAGTTAAGCCTGAAAAATTAAAGGAGTTTTCATGGGTATTTGCCCCATTTGTAGAACAGAATCTACCGCTAAGTTTCAGGACACACCTTACTGGGTTTGTCCCTCCTGCGATTGCTGGTATCAACAGCCGATGACCGAAAAGGTTTATGAAGCTGACCACGAAAAAGTCAATGGGGATTTCGCTGGACACCTTATGTCAGATTACGAAAAGGGTGTAAACGATTGGCTTGCCGGAAGCATTCTGGAACGCTGGTTCAACAATCAACCCATCAAAACACTCGACATTGGTTCCAAGTATCCCTACCTAGCTCATTGCTTCAAAAACAGAGGTTGTGAAGCCTACGGCATGGATAACATCGAGATAGTTCCTGAGTATTCAAAGGAGCTAGATGTCCCAATGTTAATGGCCGACTTTGAGCAAATTTCAGAGGAAACCATAACGGATTGGACGAAGACAAATAAGTTTGATCTCATCACAATGATTCATTGTTTTGAGCATATGTATAACCCCTTAGAGACTCTCAAGAAGTTAAAGAAGCTTCTGACCGATGATGGTATTCTGTTCCTCAGATTGCCTCAGCACAATGTCAGCGGCTTTGAGAGAGACCTAACCTCAGGCCACTTCACCATCCATCCATTCTTCCATTCCTTCTCTAGTATTCTTGAGTTGCTAGTTCAGGCTCAAGATCAGTTCACAATTGAGTGGTATGGTCCTATGGATGGTGCTGGTCAGGGTGATATAGTTCTGAAACCCTTGAAGAAGAAGCCAAAGCTCTACACCGGAATGATTGTCAAGAATGAAGAGAGAGACCTTCCAAAGTGCCTTGACTCTATCAAAAATGTGACGGATGGTGTGGTTATCATCGACACGGGTTCAACCGATAGGACAGTTCAGGTAGCTAGGGAAAGAGGAGCTTTTGTAACTCAATATCTAGGTGCCTCTAAGCTGGACACCAAGCGCGATTGGAAGCTCTGGGACTTCGCCAAGGCCAGAAACGAGTTTGTAAACATCATTGACTCCTATCCTGATGCCGACTACCTTCTTTGGATGGACGCTGATGACATTCTCAAGACTCCCCAGAATCTCAAGAGAGCTTTATACTTAAATGAGTATGATGCCTTCGGAGTAATGATGGAGACTGATGTCAAATGGGTTCATCATCGCATGTGGAAAACTCGTAAGGGCATTCATTTTGAAGGTGCTATTCATGAGTATCCCGTTCTTGGGGACAGTCACACTTTCGTCATCAGCGATTGTATAATTCATCACGATGGCGCACCAAATCCAGGTGAGTCTTCCAACCAGAGAAACCTTCGCATTCTTGAAAAAGAATGGGAGGAGAATCCCAACTCAAGAACCGCATTCTATCTAGCTAACACCCATAAGGACGCTGGTAGATGGCCCGAAGCTGTTCAATATTACACTGAGCGCATCAAGATGGGCCATTTTTTCTACGATGAGTGGCTGTTTTCCTATCTCTACAAAGCTAGATGCCAGAGAGCAAATCGTGATGTAGCTGGAGCTACCGCCACCCTCTATGAAGCCATCAGTCATCAACCCGATTGGTCTGAATTCTGGATGGAACTAGCTTACATCTTCTCCGATTCAGGCGAGTGGGAGAAGTGCATTTCCGCATGTTTGATGGCAAAAAATAACAAACCCGCTCCAACACAACTTTGGAGGGAAATGAATAAATACACTGATCAGCCTCTCCGAATCATGACTTTCTGCTACGATAACCTTGGGAAAACCCAAGACGCCATCAATTGCGCGGAGCAGGCTAAGGAAGCCATCGGAGTAGAGGACGCCAGTTGGGACCAGCACCTCGACTATCTCAAGTCTAAGGTGGTAAAGAAGTTGAATGGCATAGCTTTAAATCGTCCCGGCGCTATTGGGGACATCATCATGACCCTAAACCTAATTCCCGAGTTGAAAAAGCAAAATCCAGGACAGAAGATCTCCTACTTCTGTCACCCTTCCATCGGCTCTGCCTTGTTTGAACTTATGAAAGACGCTGGAGTAGACGAGGTTAGAGACTTCAATGAATTTGATGCCTCTAAGTTTGATAAGGCAATCAACCTTGTCGGATACCCTCTTCACGAGAACTACCCATACACACCTATGAAGCGACACCTCCTAGAGTACTTCTCTGATGAAGTGGGAATCGAACCTAAGATCTACTCACTGGAAGCCAAGTACCCGCTCCCAAGCACTAAGAAATACGCAACCCTTCACACCAAGGCTGGCTGGTCTCACTATAAGGATTGGTCACAAGAGCGTTGGGCTGAGGTAGTAGCCGCTTGCCCTGAGATCACTTTTATTCAGATTGGTGCAGAGAACGACCCCAAGATTCCTGGAGCCGTCCACAGCTTCCTAGGTAACCCCTTAATGGATTCCGTGAAGCTCATTGCCAACGCTACAATCCATGTAGGCATCGACTCTTTCTCCAACCATGTGACTAACATGGTTAAGACCCCAGCCGTCATCCTGTGGGGTTCCACACAGCCGTCAGCCGCAGGCTATGAACAGAACACGAACCTATCCGTGGGCTTACCCTGTCAACCTTGCTTTAAGGAAGATCCTCGCATGACCATCCACCCTCTTGGACCCTGCGACAATCCTCCCGGTCAGACCTATGACTTCCCCAAACATGGCTGTATGGCTCAACTTCAGACTTCAACCGTCATTGAAGCTGTCAAAAATCTGTGGAATGAAGTATTAGGGAAGGAGTGAGGAATTTAACAGTGTCGGATCTATCCCTACATGCAGGTCTTAAACCAGTTGGAACAGTAGGCAAAAAGAACTTCTATCATTTTAGAGGTGCCGCATTCTCCAAGTGTAATGACCACATATTTAGAAAAGCCTTGATGAATTGCTCTTGGCGTTTTCGAAAGAGGATCTTGGAGTCCATACGAGAATTCTTCTCAACTGGGCAATCGTTTGACACCGCAACTCTGGACATGACAACTGCTAATCTGAGGCGAGATTTTATTCTGATGTTCGGGACCGAGGCTGAGAAGAACGAGCAGTATACCGCTGAAGCCGACTTCCTTCCACTCAATCAGACCCCAAGTTACCACGATAGATATGCACTATTAACAGAGCTATCTAAGCTAAGAAGTAATGGCCCTTCACTTAACTCAGACCTTGAGTTGTCTCCGTCTGATCAGGTATCAATCCTGATTTCTGACACACTATCCTATGTAAAGAAGCACACTCTTGAGGTTGAACCCGAGTGGTTGACTTATGCCATCGGTAATGGTAAGAAGATTGGCAAGGCTTTCACGGTCCCCAATGTTGCCGCCGCAGATACTTTCCTTGACGATCTTCTAAAGGCCAAAGCCGAAGAGGAGAGAGGGATTGAATTGTCTCAAGGTTACCAAGGATTTAGGGCCTTAGGATTTATGGGAGTTGATCCCTTTTTATTTGACCCGAAAATCATGGAGTATGAGGATAGTTTAATTACTTTCATCCTAGAAAGTATGTATGATCCTAACAACGCCACATCCATGACCTTTGAAAAGTCAGACTTCGGTATTCCAGATTTGGATTCACTTTTAGATGGTGAAAAGTGATCAAGTAAGACAACTTGGTGAAGCTAATTTACTCCCCCAATGAACCGGAACGGTTTTAGCGGAAAACTACATTTTTTGAGAGGTGTTATGTCAGCAGATATTTCCAGTCACGATACCCTGGTAGCGAAATTCCTATCAGATAAAGGGTTTTTAGACCCAACTCCACAACAACTTAGTAAGGCAGAATCCTATGCTACCTGCTACGAGTGGTATCTAGAAAACCAAAAAGTTACTGAAAATACTGCCGCAATCGCTTCCGATGTCTGGGTTAACAAATATGCCCTACATGATTCGGATGGGACTTGTCTAGAATCTACTCCCGCAGATACCTGGGATCGTGAAGCCGTTGCGATGGCCCTAGAGGAAGTCAGAACCAACCCTACCAACAAGGACTACAACTACTGGTATAACGAGTTCATTTCTGCCCTAAGAGACTGGAAGTACTCCCCTCAGGGTAGTGGAATGTATGCCCTCGGGAACCCCCATGTAAAGGCTTCTGTCAGCAATTGCTTCGTAGCTCCTCCCCCTAAGGACAACCTGGAGTCCATCTTCGACACCGCTAAATACATGGCTAGAACCTACGCTAGTCGTGGTGGAGTCGGTATCAACTTCAATTACCTTCGTCCTTACGGTGCGCTAACAAACAATGCGGCTAAAACCTCTACTGGTGCCGCTAGCTTCATGGATTTTTACTCCTATGTGACTGGAATGATCGGTCAGGAAGGTCGCCGTGGAGCCTTGATGGAATGCATGACCGTCCATCACCCCGATATCGTCCGTTTCATTGAGATGAAGACAGACAAGCCTCTACAGCCTTTCTTTAGTGAATTGGCTGAAGCTGGGATTGACATTAACGATTGGCGTTATGCTCCCATCGCTGACAGGCTCAAGTCCACTTCCTTCGCCAATGTGTCTGTAATGGTTTCTGACGAGTTCATGGATGCTGTGAAAAATGGAACAGACTACGAGCAGAGATTTACTTTCGTTGGTGATGCTAGCAAGTATGCCCCTATGTCTAAGATGGTCAGTGCTGAATCCATCTGGTCTACATTGATGCAGTCTGCTTGGAAGTCGGCTGAGCCTGGAATTCTATTCTGGGATAACATTGCCAGAGAATCCACTTCCGACTATTACGGCCAGTTGGAAAACTTTGAATTCACTGATCCTATGACTGGTGAAGTGAAGATCCTCCCCTTCATGGACTTCCGTGTATCCGCTACTAATCCTTGTGGAGAACAGCCGCTACCTGCTGATGATAGCTGTTGCTTGGGAACTCACTACCTACCCGCCTTCGTCACAAATCCTTGGACCTCTGCCGCTTCATTCGATTACGAAGAATATGGCCGTGTGCTTCGCATTGCCGTGAGAGCGCAGGACAATATCAAGGGAATTGATGCCATGAGTCTATCAATTCCCAGCCAGAGAGCTATGGCTATTCTTCTTCGCCGCATCGGTCTAGGTAACACAGGTCTTTCTGACTGCATGGCCTCACTTGGCATTCGCTACGATACCGAAGCCGCTATCGAATTCGTTGAGAAGCTTTATGCATATCTTCGTGATGTCGCTTACTCTGAATCCGTCAATCTCGCTAAGGAAAAGGGTTCATTCCTAGCCTTTAACTGGGAGAAACATAAGAACAGTCCCTTCATTCAGAGACTTCCAAAGGCAATTCAGAATGACATCAAGAAGTACGGTATTCGCAATGTAGCCCTTCTCACCCAGGCTCCAAACGGTAGCATGAGTATCGAAATGAGAAATTGCTCCTCGGGTTCAGAGCCTACATTCCTTCGTGCTAGCACTCGCAATGTCAAGATCAATGGCACCAATGAAGTAGTTCAGTACACCATCTATCATCAGGCCATTCAGGACGCTATGGACGCTGGTTGGACTAAGGATCAAATTGAAGCCATCTTCGTTGAAGCTGGTGACATCAATCCCAGAATGCGAGTTCGTCTACAGGGTGTTATGCAAAAGTTCATTGACTCCGCTATCTCCATCACCACCAACCTAAAATCTACTGCTACCGTTGAGGAAGTGAGAGATCTCTATGAGATGGCTCATGAGTATGGTTGCAAGGGATTCACAGTCTACCGCGATGGTTGCAGAACTGGTGTATTGAATGCGATCAAGCCTAAAGTAGTCACTGGCGACAAGGTTGAGAGACCTAAGAAGACAGAAGTGGATGTTCACAAGACCAAGTACAAGGAAAAGAATTACATGATCCTTGTCGGTAAGCACGAGGGTAAGGCCATCGAAATCTTTGGTGGTGAGGAAGCAGGATTGAGTCTTCCAACTCATTACCACTCTGCCACTCTAACCAAGAAATCCAGAGGTCACTACACTCTTGAGATCCAGCTTTCTGAGGATGAAGAGGATGTTCTCAAGGTCAATAACATCGGAGCTAGATTTCCAGCCCAGGATGTTATGACCCTAACTAGAATGTTGAGTTTATCTCTCCGCAATGGCATTAGCGTTGGGGATATCGTGGACCAGCTTAATAAGGCCGCATCTTCACTATATGATGCTCCAGCCGTATTCGCTCGTGTTCTCAAGCAGTATATTCCTGACGAAGAAGTCATTTCTAAGGAGAAGGCCAAAGGGAAACCCTGTCCTGAGTGCGGAGAGGCCCTTGATTTTAGACGCGAATCGGGATGCTTGGTTGAGTTCTGCACCTCTTGTAACTTCAGTAATAGTAAGTGTGGTTAGCCAACTTACCAGCCCCCTAGGGGCTATTGATAGGGGCTGGAAATGATAAAAGAAGAAATAAAATTCCTAACCAAAGGATCACACGCAGTAGTCACTGTGACTTGTGACTTTGGGGTATCCAATAAATGTAGGGGCCAATACAGTTACCCCTATAAGGATGCCCTTAGATTTAGAAATAGCAATAATGGCAAGGATATATGCTTATTTTGCTCAAGAACCCTTAAATTCTCTGGAAGGGGAAACCCCAGTATGAAATACCCGCTCGATGACAACCTTTTTTCTGTTATAGATACACATGAAAAAGCCTATGTCCTAGGATTAATTGCCGCAGATGGTTCTATAGGGAGGGGGGTGGTTAACATCTCCTTAAAAGAATCAGATGAGTCCAGTTTTAACCTTCTTACCTCTATTGCCAAGTGGTCTCAATGTGGTCCCGTTACCTCAAAGAAAAACAAGGATATTTGTGGAATAACATTTAACTCAACTCAGATTGTCACAGATGTTGCCTCCCACCTTGGATTGAGTTCCTATGGTAAAAAGTGTTTTGATATTAAGTTTCCCTTGCTTCCCCCGGAACTGACTCTCTCCTTCATAGCAGGATTCTTTGATGGAGATGGTTGTGTGACTCAAGATAGTGAATTTTACAATTATCCTCGATGCAACTTTGCCTCTGGATCGTTGGAGTTTCTTGAAAGTATTCAATCTTTTCTAGGAGTTTCCTCGTCTATAGCTAAAGGGGCCTGTAATCACTTAGAGTATGCAGGGTCCAACGCTCTTGATATTTTAGGTAGAATTTACAGCATTACCCCATTCAAGTTAGAAAGAAAATACCAACTTTTTAAAAAACTAGCTGCATGGCTTCCTTCTTTTGGTCCCGGCACAACCTTAGCCACCTTTAAATGTGTGAGAACAAGCTCTGAAGCTAAAATTCCCAGTAAAACCAACATCTCTGACTCTGGGTATGATGTTACAATCATTTCTAAGCTAAAAACAATTGGAGATGTAGAGTTTTTTGACACGGGTATCAAAATTCAACCAGCCCCAGGTTGGTGGTTGGCTCTCGTTCCTAGAAGTTCAATCTCAAAAACAGGTTACATGCTAGCTAATAATCTTGGGGTAATTGACCAGAGCTACACAGGAAACATAATTGTGGCGCTTAGAAAAGTAGATAAACTTGCCCCCGATTTGGAATTACCACTAAAGATCGCACAAATAGTTCCAATGCCTGCATCCCATTTTGAGATTGAGGAAGTAGAATCGCTTGAAGTCACAAATAGAGGAATCGGGGGATTTGGAAGTACCGGAAGCTGAGTTTCAAACTATTTGTGTAGTCTTTATGTTGAAATGACCTCACCTTTATCACATTGCTCAGATGGTTTTTGCACCTCTAGCTATTGCAAAATGCCACATTAAAGGCATCCCTAGAGGTGAAGGTGGCCTAGGAAGCACAGGAAAATAAAGAAAATGTAAGTTGGCACCAAAATCGCAGTATAAGTAATCAGACTCTACGGCCCATGCGCCAATTTAAGGAGAGCCACCCAATGAAGAATACCCTACTCGCCGCACTACTCGCCACCAGCACCCTAGCTTTCGCTCAGGCTCCTCACGAGACCGCCAAGGCCGCTCCCGCTGTCAAGGCTGAGGTGAAGGCCCCTGCCGCTCCTGCTAAGGCAGAAGTCAAGAAGGCCAAGAAGCACAAGAAGGCTGTCAAGAAGACCGCTCCTAAGGCTGAAGTCAAGAAGTAACAGCATTTAGTCTAAAAATTGCCCCAAGAACCTAAAAATTCTTGGGGCAATTTGTATTTAGGTTCGGTATAATAGGGTTGGAGGTATTCATATGTCCAAATTCTCGGAACTCAATCGAACCTACAATCTCTCCGAAGACCAACCTGACCTTCTGGCTACAGGGGTTAATATGCGTGATTTGATGGTAATGTTTGACTTGGAGGCTACTGTCGTTGACAGTTGGCACTCCGCATGTCCCCTACCTAAGAAAATAGGCTACATGAACTCATTCATCAATTCTTTCCTAGCTACAGACCGTGAAATGCATAATGCTCCCAAGTTCGGAGTCTTCAGTTTCGCCATTGATCATCCACACGAGCGTCAAATTGGCCGTAACCTTGCTTCTCATACAGGACGGAACATCGAAGTTGATGATAAGTGGGTTCCCTGCTGGTCCGATTTTGAGGCTCTCGTTAGGCTGAGGTCCGATCTCCAGAAGTGGGAAATCGTCAATCTCTACGGTAAGGACAAGATGTTTGATCTGTGGACTCGCCAGTTCCCTGAGACCGATTTTATCTTGTTTGATGACTGCCTACCCGACAAGGACTCGACCACTATTCGTGATGGTCAGATGGTCCGTAAAATTCGTGTTTGAAATTTGGTAGGATTCTGGGGCCACCCTGGTATAATGACTATGGAGGCAATACACATGGCTAAAATGGATATGTTCGCTACCGCTGAGAAAGTCGCCGCTACCCCCACTAAGAAGGCTGGTAAGAAGGAGAAGGAGACTGTCGTTCTCGGCTCCGACCTCGACAATCTTTCGGCGGCTACGGCTGTCATCAAGTCTCTTGAAGGTGTCTCGGCTATTTACGAGGCTAAGGTCAAGGCCAACATGCTCAAGCTCTTCGCCAACATGGGGACCGAAGCTCACAAGCGTCCTGCCAACTTCGAAGGCACGGGTAGTGTGTCTACTGCTTCGTGCGAACTCAAGAAACGAGCTAGCACTTCGGTTCTGACCGCTGAAGAGGCCGCGATGCTGACTGAAAAGGGCATCAAACTGGATGAAAAGGAAGTTCGCCCTGAGGCTTATCTGTTCAATCAGGCTATTCTGCTTGATCCCGTGCTTCGCAAGAAGGTCAGTGACGCTCTGAGCAAGATTGACTTCGGCGGCATCGCTCCCATTCTCCACCAGGAGCGCGAAGTGAAGAAGATCATCCACGAGGATTCGTTGGATCAGGTCTTCATGCTGACCGAGAACGAGGAAGATGCCGAATCTCTCCTCCCTACTGTTGGTGTTCTCTCCATCAAGCCCAAGTTTGATGGGACTCTGAGTGAGGCTGTCTCGATGCTTGAGGCCGCTGGTGTTACCCTTAAGGCTAAGGAGGCCAAATAATGATGCTCATGTGGTGGGTATCTCTCACTAAGGAACAACAGGAAGCTTACATCCTTCTTTACGGGAGCAAGTAATGAGACTTTTGTGCTATGTTAAGGGCCACCAGTATCGTCTTCTGATGGAGCGGTGGATTGAACCCAAGGATGAGAACGACCATCTTTCACTTTTGAGGTTCATGGAGTGTTCCCACTGTATGCAGGTTCTTTCAACAATCACTCACCCAGATGATTACAAGAGCAAGTGGTCAGTCGCAACAAAGTTCGATCATCGAACCCTTCCGCCTAAAACAGAAACGGAGAAATCATGAGTCACTTTTACGGATTGATGCAGGGTAGTCGTGGTGAAACCACTCGTTGTGGGACCAAGAATTCCGGTCTAAGCACTACAGCCGCATCTTGGAATGGGGCCATCAATACGGTCCTTTACCAGAATGAGGAAGGTAAGGATTGCTATCGTGTGGTCCAGATCCCCTGGCGAGGTCGTGGTGTCACTAAGGTCATTGCTGAAGGCGTAATCGGAGAGTAAAATCCAAGAAAAAACAAAGTAAAAGCCCTATTGAGGGCTTTTACTTTTATAGAATCCTTTTTGTAGACATAAGGAGGGCGGAATGGCTACTGATGATCAGCGAGTAATAAAGGCTTTTGAGGTCTTCCGTACGGAGAGGAAACGCAGAATGGCTGCTTATGTGCTGAAGCACAAAGAAATTTTCCTTGAATTAGCCAGACTAGAGGGGAATCTCGTGGTGATTCAAACACTTACCAATCTTAAAGAAGGTGATACTTCTTCGATAAAATTGGTGTTAAACTAAGAACAGTCAGGTATAATGGTGTGGAGGCACAATGTTCCTTTACCCACCTCGACCTGAGAGAGCTGTCATTCCCGGCCACCTTCCTGTGTTTGAGGGTATGGGTTTCTCTGCCGAATACAAAAAGAACGGGACTTGCACAACTATTGAAACCGATGATGGTCTCAAGTCCTGGACACGGCACAATGAACCCCATAAAGCCTGGAATATAAACGAGTTTCCGGCAAAAGACATGCTTTTGAAGATTGAGGACTCCTATTTTGTGGCTGAACTACTCCACTCTAAGGGTGTCGGAGTTAAGGACACCCTGTATGTGTTCGACATCCTAAAGTATCAGGGTAAGATGCTAACTGGGATGACCCTCATGGAGCGAAGAGCCATCCTTCACACCCTTTGGCCTATCCAGAAGGTTCACTACTCCCATTTCGAAGTCCACAAAAATCTTTGGGTAGCTCGGTGGTTTGAGTGTGGTTTTGTTGAGATTTTTAACGGTATTACTAAAATAGAGGACGAAGGTATCGTTCTCAAAGACCCCAAGGCCACTCTCCTTCCATGCTACAAAGAAGGAACCAATGCAGGATGGCAAGTAAAATGCCGCAAACCAACCAAGAATTACTCTTTTTGAGGCCCATGTGCCAGACGAACGAATAACTCAGTATCATGTAAAAATTCTAATGAGAATCCGAGAAGAATTTAGAGGAGAGTAACATGGAAAGAAAACTAGCCAGTATTCAAAGAGTTCTAGCCCTAGACCCAATTGAGGGTGCGGATCGTATCGAGGTCGCTACTGTTCAGGGTTGGAAGATCGTGTGTCAGAAGGGCCTTTATGCCGTTGGTGACTTGGTGGTGTACTTTGAAATTGATAGCTTTATCCCAACCAAAGTAGCTCCATTCCTAACCAAGCCAGAACACTCTCCAAAGGTGTTCAACGAGGTTGAAGGTGAGCGTTTAAAGACCGTCAAGCTTCGTGGACAGGTCTCTCAGGGTCTCCTACTACCACTTTGGGAGGAGACCATCAAGGACAAGGTTCAAGGTCTTGAAGAGGGCACAGACCTCACTGAGCTACTGGGTATCCAGAAGTGGGAAGCCCCGCTACCCGCTCAGCTTGCTGGACAGGCAAAAGGTATGTTCCCAGCCTTCATTCGTAAGACTGACCAGGAAAGAATTCAGAACCTTCTACGCTATTTTGACACTTACAAGGATGAGCTATTTGAAGAATCCATCAAACTAGATGGCTCCTCGATGACGGTCTACAAGAATGATGGGGACTTCGGTGTCTGTAGCCGCAACCTCAACCTAAAAGAGACCGAAGGCAACTCGTTCTGGGACATGGCAAACAAGCTGAATCTCCGTGATAAGCTGATGGCTATCGGTAAGAACATTGCCATCCAGGGTGAGCTTATTGGCGAGGGTATCCAAGGAAATCATGAAGGTATCAAGGGTCAGGACTTCTATGTCTTCGACATTTGGGACATCGACAACCGAAGGTACTGCACCCCTGACGAGCGCAGAGACATCCTAGCTCAAATTCCAGGCATCAAGGAAGTTCCTGTAACCGAGAAGGCCATTGCCATCTTCCAAGTCTATGACACAGTTGACAAGCTCCTAGCTCATGCCGATGGACCAAGCCTCAAGGCCGCTATTCGTGAGGGCCTAGTATACAAAAGCTGTAATCTCATTAATGGTGAGACCGTCAGCTTCAAAGCCATTAGCAATAAATTCCTACTTAAAAAGGGAGATTAATGAAGCAGTATCCTTCTATTCCACGAGAGCTACAGAATATTCCAGTCTACGCTTTCGACAAATTGGATGGGTCCAACATTCGTACAGAATGGCACCCTAAGAAGGGCCTGTGGAAATTTGGATCTCGCACACAGTTGATTGATGAAACCTCTCCTCTAGGAGAAGCAATCGGCCTCATCAATCAACACAGCGAAGCTATTCACAAGGAACTACGAGATATGGGAGCCGAGGGAGCCACGCTCTTTTTCGAATTTTTTGGTGCTAGCTCTTTTGCAGGAACCCATTATGATGAAACTCATCGAGTATCCTTAATTGATGTCTCTATTTACAAAAAAGGTTTTATGAATCCTGGGGATTTCAATAAATCATTCAAAGAGATTCCTAAAGCTGGAATGCTTTACTACGGCAACTGCAATAGAGAATTTGTTGAGGCAGTAAAAACAGGTAATCTTGAGGGGATGACATTCGAAGGTGTTGTTTGCAAAGCCTCCAGAGCAAAAGCCAGCCACTCGCCTATCATGTTCAAAGTAAAGAATCAAGCTTGGATTGAAAAACTGCGCTCCACTGTTCCTGCCGATCAATTTGAGGTACTACTATGATTCAGGTTGTTAATTCAGTCCCAAACCCATTAGCGGTCAAGCATGTAATCTGCCTAAATTGTGGAGTCACCCTATCATGTTTACAGGCAAATTCGCTGTCTAAAGTGCGACAAGACGACATAACTCTGAGTATTAGGTAAAGTGAGGAAATAATGACTAAACCAGTTGAAGGTCAAAATCCAGGTTTAATTTCTATGTTCAGTAAGCCTTGCGGTGAGCCTGATGTGACCTCGTGTGACTCAGAAGACAGCTTTAAGCCCAAGCTTCGTGGTGGAATGGATCGAGAACGCCTTGAGATGCTCAATAAGGTCGCAAGAGTCCTTATCAGTGACGGCAATGATCGCTTGGCCGCTCAATTCACTGGTCTATTCGCTCCAGCCACCGCTAACTCCGGTTGGGCCGACAAAGATGGAACCGTTTTTTCTGTTCAGGAATTTCGCCCTAATCTCCGTCCTGGGGTTTACTCCACTGGCATTACCAACAACGGTCAGCCCTATCTGGTCAATGAAACTCCAGTTACGGATGACCTCTTAACCCTCCCCGATTCCAGAACTGTCTCCCTAATTGCAGAATTTGAACGATTCTGGTCTCTAGAAGAGACCTTCAAGGTCAACGGGTTCCTACACAAGCGAGGGTTCTTCCTCGTTGGACCTCCAGGTTCCGGTAAGACCTCTATCATTCAACTACTCTCTAAGAGCCTAGTTGACAACTTTGATGGAATCGTGCTTTACCTGGAAAACCCCAACATCGGTTACTCCTGTCTCAGAATGATCCGCTCTATTGAACCCGATAGAAAAATCATCTGCATTCTTGAGGATTTCGACTCCCTCATCAAGAACTACGAAGAAGCAGATTATCTAAGCCTATTCGATGGCGAAAAGTCCATTGACCATGTGGTTTATGTGGCTACCACCAACTATCCTGAGGACATCGACAAGCGTTTCCTAGACCGTCCCAGCCGCTTTGACCAGATTGTGACCGTGGGCCTACCCTCCCTAGAGGATCGACTCTTCTACCTGACCGCAAAGGCTCCCGGTATCGACAAGGACACCCTTCTAGAGTGGGCCAAGGCCACTAAGGACTTCGGAATCGCCCATCTCAAGGAAATCATCGTAAGCGTAACATGCTTTAACTACTCATTTGAGGAGACTTTGAAGCGTCTAAAAGACCAGAAAAAGCTCATTTCATCAGAAAAACTGCAAGGAAAACAATCCGTAGGCTTCGACAGGTAAGAAAATCTTTGGAGCCTTGGTATAATAGATAGAGGCTCCAAAGATCGACTTTGGAGTTCTCCTTTAAAAGAGAACGAGGTAACTCTATGGACAAGCGGAAGAAAAATATGGGAGAGCAGATCATCGCCGTGGACCGGAATTTCATTCCCATGATGACCGTTACTCGTAGACACGCAGTTAAGGCTCTAGTTACAGAAAGAGCAGAGGTTCTAAACCTACCTAGCTGGTCTCGATCTGCATGGTCCGAAATGGACACCTTCTCAGACTTCAAGGTGATCATCTATCCTCACGCCCAGGCTGTGAAGGAGTCGAAGATCACTGTTGGTCGAGGTTTCCGTGGAATCCTGGAGCGTGACAAGCACATCTGCCAATATTGCGGTCCCGATGGCCCTAAGGCTACTACAATTGACCATGTTATCCCTCGTAGCCGTGGAGGTGGTAGCAACCCTGGTAACTTGGTTGCGTGTTGCTTCAAGTGTAACCAGAAGAAGGCCGACAGAACTCCTGACGAGGCAGGAATGCCTCTGATCCAGCCTGTTCGAAGTTTCCGCTGGAACCTGATGGAGAAGTTTCATGTTCTTTGTGAAACAACTTCTTAACCTAACCTTCAAATGAAACTTTTAGACCCCTTATTGAGAGGGGTCTTCTTGTTATTTAGAGCAAAGTTTCTGACCAAAAAGGGTTACGGCTTAGATATCTCCGGGGAAACCAAGGACGATACTAACCCTCAATACCGATCCATGCCACCTAATGACAGAACCAATGTGGCCCAAGAAGCGATGTCCAACCAGCATGATTTGGACAACAAAGCTAAGCTTAACAACACTCCTGAGACCCCTCAGCGCATGATGAAGACAAAAAGGGACTAAGACATGACTCTAAAAATTCCAGTCGTATTTGATCCAGATACTAGACTTGTAGTAGAAGACCCAACTGGGTCCAGCGCACCATTTGAAGCTAAATCTGATGTGGCTCTTCTCGCTGGCAATTTCGTAAGCGTGTATAATGACGCCGGAGTTAGAAAGATTCGTCTAGCTGACGCCGCATCCAACCACTTCGCTACCGGATATGTCCTTTCTACCGCCACTAATCTAGCCACTGTGTTCACAAGCGGTATTAACAAAGAGGTTCCTATTTATCAGGGTGATGGAGCGGGGGGTGGGTATACTTTCACTTCCGCAGATCTTGGTGTCTCCGTCTATCTCGACAATACCAATGCAGGTAAATTGACCAAAATTCTTCCCTCGGCCTCTAACTTCCAGAGAATTGGTGAAGTTATTGGAGTTGGAACAACCACTATGGAAGTGGCCTTCAAACCCTCTTTCATCACTCCCCAGGATACACTAACCTATAAGGGCACCTGGGATGCCTCCATCAATAACCCCGCCCTCACAAATACACCTCCTGGTGGAAGTAAGGGCTGGTACTATGTAGTCTCGGTCCAGGGTAACACTTCAATCGGTGGGATTAATGTATGGAATCCCGGTGACTGGGTTCTATCCAGCGGAACTTCTTGGAGTAAGATCGACAACTCCAATGGCCTCCAGCTAGCCACTACTGGTGTCCCAGTGGCTCTAGGAACTGCCGCACTAGGCGGATCTCCCTATGCCGCACCCTTAGACCATGTTCATCCAGATGTCACTAACACCACTCTACAGCGCCTTCTAGCTGACGGTGGTGGTGCTGTCCCATTACCTGATGGTGTAGCCGCAGTAGGGGACTCACTATTTGCCGCTAGGGAGAACCATGTTCACCCCAAAAACGCTGTAAAATCACCTATTCGCTATTTCTTTGAGACCCCTCTAGCCCTCACAGACCAACAGCCAGCCCTGAGAATTGACGCCGCTGGGAAGATTGTAGCCATTCGTTACTACGCTCCTCCTGGAAGCACCGGGACTGGGACTATTGTGATCTACAGAAACGGAACCACGCTTTCTACCCTGTCACTATCGGGTGGAGACACTGGATTCGTTACAAAATCTGGATTCACTGAAACCACTTTGGCAGTTGGGGACATTATCAGCATTGCAGTAACGGGTGCTGGAACTGCGAGTAAAGTAACGGTCCAACTTGATATCGAGCAATATGCTTAAGGAGTTTTAAATGCCTGCTTATACCAATGTTCCTGTCGCCGTATCTGGGGCCTATGGTACTGCCTCACCCGCTAGTGGGTGGGTTTCTGGTGCAGCAGTAGATATCAGCGCCGAGCTAACCTTTGAATACGGGACTTCGGGGACGAACGAACTCTTTTATTCAGAAATCACCAGTATTACCGGGGATCATGGTACATTTTACCCTACCACTACCACTACATATAACATGCATGTGTATTGGTACTGGGAGATAGTTGATAAGTATGACGATTCGGTAATATCCTCTGACTATGGGGATGGGCCAGCCTCGATAACTGTTACAATTCCAGCCAAAATTACTTCATTCACCTTATCTCCCACCCCAGACCCTCAAAATGTGTTATTTGGGACTCCGCTAACCCTAAATGGTCAATTTGTCAATCAAACTAGTGGCACTATCACTAATACCTATGTGAACCCCAACAACTAATATGCCAGTTCCTCCTCCCTCCCCACCCAATCTAACCACTACACTGGTCACTAACCCCGTTAGTGGCACAAATTACTATACAACAGCTACTCATCCAGGAACAAATTATTATGATTTGACGGTTCAGCCTGGGGGAGACACAAAAAGAATTGAAATTAGGGTTTTAAGTCCAGGGGCCAACCCTCCTTCCGGCCCTACCTATATGACCGTCAATGGACTAGCCATGTTCAGTCAAGGCGGCGCACTAGATGTCTACTCCCCCGTGCTTTCATGGAATGCACATGGTTACGGCACTTTATTGGTGATGAATGCAACCACTGTTCAATGGACCGCCCCCTCCACCCCAGGTACATATTTAGTCTCCAATGATTATTCCTCAGGATCGCTCGGAGTTGTTTCTTCCAATGGTACATGGGTAACTGTTGTTGCTGCACCCACCGCTTCGTTAACTGGTGGGGTCACCATTACAAACGGTGGTTCCTGCCCCCTAACTCCCTCATTCACAGGGGGGACCGGAGTAGTTCAACCCGGAAGCATCTCAGTCACTTCTGGAACCTCCTTCAATGTTTCCCCTACTTCAAACACCACCTACACTCTAACTGTAACAAATGCCGCAGGGGATACTGCTACCTCCTCCACCACTGTTATAGTGGTTGCTGCACCCAGCATCTCCTCATTTACAGCTTCGCCCTCTCCAATTACCGCTGGTGCAACTTCGAACTTAGTCCCCACTTTTTCAGGTGGCACTTGCTATATCGGAACTTCTCCTGGCGGAACCCAAATTACTGCTAATGCCTCAAGTGGATCAAGTTATTCAGTTACTCCAGGCACTACCACTATTTACTATATGACAGTTACCAATGCGGCTGGGGCTACGGCTACCGCGCAGGTTCAGATTACTGTTCTACCAGTTCCAACGGCCTCGATTGTATGGAGCAGTGCTGGGACTGTGCCCTACGGAACTTGGGAAGGGGTTACTGCAACCTTCTCTGGCGGAACCGCCGTCATCGGCTCCTCTCAGGGTGCCTCCGATTGGGTAAACGGGGCCACTTCCGGCACCCTCTACGGGATTACATCTTCATTAACTGGCACTCTCACCGCATGGGTTCGCGTGACCAATGGCGCAGGCACTTCTGTTGATGCCTCCGCAACTGTAAGTGTTCAGACCCCCGCTATTGCCGCTATCACTGGTGGAGGGGGTTATGTAACCACAGGCTACACTAGAACCCTCTCCACAACCGTAACAGGTGCCGTAAATACTAATGTGAATTGGACTGTAAACACCGGATCAGTATCTCCAACCACAACAGCAAGTGGGGCTAACACCACTTTCACCGCAGGACTCCCAGGTGTTGCAACCTTCACCGCTTACGCAGTTAACGGAGCAACTGTACAAACTACGATTACCGTTGTCGCCGCACCAGCCATCTCATCCTTTACAACCAATAAAACCACTTCCACTACCGGATCTCAGGTAGTCCTAACCCCGACCTTTTCAAACGGAACCGGAAGTATTGACAATGGAATTGGTGCAGTCTCTTCAGGAACCTCCTACAGTGTTTATCCAACCTCCTCCACTACCTACACTCTAACTGTTACTAACCAAGCTGGTCAAACAGCCACTTCAACCGTGAATGTGACTGTAATTCCAAACCCCTCCATTTCCTCCTTCACAGCTTCTCCATCTAGCATTTCCGCAGGATCTTCCTCTACTTTGACCGGATCTTTCACGGGAGGAACTGGATCTATTAATCAAAGTGTTGGAGCCGTAACTTCCGGTGTCGGAAAATCCGTCACCAATATCACTACCACCACTACCTACACCCTTACTGTAGATAACGGGGCAGGGACAACAACCACAGCTAACGCTACCGTAACTGTATATCCGCTTCCTGCTGCCTCTTCACTAACCAACTCTTCGCCTGGTAGTAAGCTAACTGTGGGTCAATCCACCACCATTACTCCAACATTCTCTAACGGAACTGGAGCGGTTGTTTTTTCTGGGGTATCTAGCGGAAGTTTAGGAGCCGTAACCTCGGGTTCTGGTGTTTCTAGCGGAGCATTGAACACTCCAGGCGTTGTTACCTTCACCTTAACTGTTACCAACCCCGTTGGGGCCACAGCACAGACCACAACTGCTGTGACAGTCTACGCTATGCCTGTCGCAAGCTCTCTGACCTCCACTTCCACGACCATTACCGCAGGGTCTAGTGTAACTATTACTCCAACATTCTCTAGTGGAACTGGTAGCATCGACAATGGTGTTGGAGCCGTAACCTCGGGTTCTGGATATGTAGTTTCTCCAGCTTCCACCACAACCTTCACTCTGACTGTAACCAATCCTGCTGGCTATTCAGTGACTCAGAATGTCACTATCACCGTTGTCGCCGCACCTACAATCCCAACCTTTACTACTTCTCTAGCCGCTGTTACTGATGGAACCACCGTTACCTTGGTTTGGACTACTACCGGAGCTACTTCGGCCTCTATCAATCAGGGTGTCGGGTCTGTCGGAGTTAATTCCAGTACGATTGTCACTCCTCCAAGTAGTGCCGCAACCACATACACTTTAACGGCCACAAATGCCGCAGGAACTTCTGTAACTAGAACTGTGACCGTAACGGCTTGGGCACCACCCACCATTTCTAGCTTCACCTCCTCCTCCTTAACTCCCTTGCATGGTGCTTCAGTAAACTTGAACGGCGTATACACCGCTCCTGGTGGTGGAACTGCAACTGTCGATAACGGAATTGGTGCAATCTCTTCTGGTGTTGACAAGGCCACTCCAACTCTACCTACAAACCCTGTTCAATCTGGGTCTGCGCCCATCACTTACACTCTAACAGTGACTAATGTAGTCGGTGCCTCTACGACTGCATCTGTAACTATCACCCCTCAGCTTGTAGTTGTAGGGACTCCTACTCCTGCTGGGGCCATTGGAGTCAATACCACTAAGTCCTACAGTGCAACCGTGACTGGAGCCGTGGATACCACCGTAACTTGGTCCCACACAGGCGTAACTGGAAGTTGGGTTGGAAACCAATTCACTCCCACTTCAACCGGAACCGCCACAATCCGTGCCACCTCTGTTGCCAACGCCGCTAAAAATAGCTCCAATAGCGGAACTGGTGATCTAACTGTTGTCACAGCCGCATCTCCAACTGGATCTCTAGCCGCTTCAACCCTAGCTCCGCTAAGAGGTGCTACCAATGTAACCATCACTCCAACTCACAACGGTTCTTCTGCGATTATTGGAACTACCTTAGGTGGGAGCGACATTTCTGCTAATGCCGCAACTGGTGTTAGCATCGCTGTTCAGACTGGCGGATTTACTTCTCCCATCACCTACTATTTGAGGGTTACCAGCTTAGCTGGGGTTGTTTATGATGCTCCATCCGTTACCATCACTCCTCAAACCGTGTCAGTGGCCGTGTCCCCAACTACCGCCTCACCTCAAGTTGGCGGAACCGTCAATTTAACCGCAACGGTAACAGGGGCTACAGACAACACCGTAACTTGGTCTGTAGCCACTGTAGGGAGTGGTCTAACGCCTAGTGCCACCACCGCTGTTTTCGTAGCACCAGCCGTACCAGGAACTTACACCATCTATGCCGCATCCGTGTCTGATCCTACAAAGAACGCCACTTGTGTAATCACCATTCCAACCGTCACCATCTCTGCTTCCGCAGTAAAAACCACTCTTCTTGCCGGAGAGACAACTAACTGCTCAGCAACCGTCACCAACGCAGTAAACACCGCTGTAACTTGGTCCATTGATGGAGGAGCTTCGGCTGTTAATGGTTCTATCACCGTAGGTGGTGTATACACCGCTGGAACCGGAACAGGAACCGTAGTCAGAGCAACATCCGTAGCTGACGCAACCAAATCTGCTACTATCACCATGACGGTTAGTGCCATCACTGTCTCTGTAGCACCAACCTCTACCTCTGTTGCCATCAACGGCACCACCACCCTCACTCCAACCGTTTCTGGTGCAGTCGTAGGGCTACAGGGAGTCACTTGGTCAGTAGATGGTGGAGCAACCTATGGAACCGTTAACTCTAGTGGTGTGTATACTGCCCCAGCTACCTCACCCTCGGGTGGAATTGCAACTGTTAGGGCCACATCCACAGCTAACCCCGCCAAGTCAGGAACCTCCGCTGTCACAGTGGTCAATCTTCCTGTAATTTCAGGGTTCACTAGTTCCGTAGTCTCTCCTCAGGTCGGCCAAACCTACACCCTAACCGCCACCTTCTCTGGAGGAACTGGATCTGTCAATCAGGGTGTTGGAGCCGTGACCTCTGGGACCCCAACTGCACCTAGAACCGCCACCCTAACCGCAGTTACTTTCACTCTCACCGCTACAAATGCCATTTCTGGAAGCACCCAACGAAGTCTAACGGTAACTCCTCAGACTGTTTCTGTTTCAGTCCTACCTACAACGAAGACCCTACTAGCAGGAGAGTCGGCTACCTTCGCATCCTCTGTAACCGGAGCCGTAGACACTTCGGTCATCTGGTCTACTACCTATGGCACAATTAACGCCTCGGGCCAGTTCACAGCACCTCTAACTTCGGTTCCTGGAAATACGCTGACTGTCACCGCAACCTCTGTTGCTGATCCCTCCAAGTCTGCCTCCGCTACTGTAACGATGACTCCCGTTGTAGTGACTGTTCTAGCGACTAAGGTCTTGACGATTGGAACTACCTTCACAACGCCTGCCACTGTGACCGGAGCAGTTAATACCTCTGTAACTTGGTCTATCGCATCCGGGGTAGGGTCTGTTTCAAACGGAAATACCTACAACGCTTCTACAGTCGGGACCAGTGTTCTGAGAGCAACTTCAGTCATTGATCCAACTAAATACGCTGATTGTGTTATTACCGTAGTGGGGGCCGGAGAGATCTCCTCGTTCTCCGCCACCTCCCCCAATTACGGTGGATTTGCCGTTCTAACCCCTGTTTTTGCCTCTGGAACTGCAACAATCACTCCAACACTCCCTGGAAACCCCAGCATCATAAGAAGTGGTCAAGGCTACGATACCGGGCCTTTGACTGCTAAATCTAATGTCTTCACCCTGACTGTGACTAACGCCGCAGGTGATCATACCTCTGTGGATGTCACTGTAACCGTCCCAACCGTTATTCTTAACGGCCCAACCGTTCCAGGTGTTGCCGCATCAAACACCGCCATTGTTCTAGTCAATTCTGTCACAAAGATTAGCGCAACAGCTACTTACTGCGTAGATACCTCTGTAAGTTGGACCTGTAGTGTTGGGAACCTCTCTGTTTCCACCTCCAACTCCCCAGATAACTTCATCTACTGGACTGCACCATCGGTGGCCCACCCATTGGGTGACCCAGCCTACATCACCGCAACCTCCGTTGCCGATCCCACCATAACTCGCACTATTCCAATTATTGTGGCCTACCCTGTCTACTCTGGAAAGAAATCTGCCCTAGCTTCCTCTTAAAACCAGTATAATAAGGTGAGGCTAGGAGGACGAACAGTGGAGTCGTATGAGGATTTCTATTCATTACTAGAGAAGTTGAAGGCAAAAGGCCAGAAATTCGATGGAAAAACCCTGAAAAAGTTGGCATACCATCAACTTGATCTAGCCGCCATTGGAAATGCTGGCCCATGCAAGTGTTCAAGCGGGTTAGTTCGCAAAGAGAAGATGCTTCGCCGCCATGCCTTTGTTGCAAAGCCAACGATTGATGACGATAGGGACTATTTGGAGCAGACTGGTATGCTTGATGGGGTTTTGGATGACCGTAACCACAATACCGGCTTTCCGAGATGGGAAGAACTCTCTAATATTCTAAAGCTTTGGTTCAAACTCTGTTGTATTGAGATTCACCTAGATTCTCCCAACATTCGATTGACCGAAGCTATTGCTCTATTTAAGAAATGTGCCGCAGAAGGTAGCATCCCTCATCAGTTAGCCCTGATGCATATTTCGGAATTCCAGTCCATCCTTCAAATGACCAAGAGATTGAATGATGAAACCATCAGGAACGCCTGTAACCAAGCAGCATACACCCTGAAAGAATTCATGACCCCTGATGATGTTGAAATAGCCGACAACAAGACCCTAGACAATTACTCATGCAGTTCCTACTGTTTCCGAGCCATTAATGAACATTGATAGCCTCAAAGCAGGCTTCCCATTCCCAGAAATTAGACCATCCCAAGAGAAGGCACTAGAGAAATTAGCCTCCAATCTTGAGAAGGGTAAGCGATTCTCCATTTTTGAACTCCCGACAGGCATAGGTAAGTGTTTGGACCCTCTAACCCCAGTAATGTTGTTTTCTGGTGAAGTAGTCCCAGCCAACAGTGTCCGTATTGGTGATCTACTAATGGGGCCTGACTCGCTACCAAGGACGGTTATAGCTATCAGTCAGGGGCTAGATGAGATGTATGAAGTGACTCCAGTTAAAGGGATGTCTTACAGGGTCAACAAGGAGCATATACTGTCCCTAAAAACTACTCAGAGTGGGGCAACTAGAAAAATTTCGGAGTTTACAAAAGGCTCAGTTATAAATATTAAAGTTACAGATTATCTTAGTAAATCCAACTACTTTAAATGGTGTGCTAAGGGATACAGAGTCGGAGTTGATTTTCAAAAACAAGCTAGCTCACCAGTAGACCCTTATTATGTGGGACTTTGGCTAGGGGACGGAACCACTAGTACCCCGACTGAGATTACCTCGATGGACTCAGAAATTGTTGATTACCTAACTTCGTTAGCATCCAAGTTTGGGTTAGTCGTGACAACTCGGAGTAACGGCTCAAAAGCTGTAGCTTATAATCTAACCACCGGAATAACAGGGGGGAAGCCGGGTAGGAATCCCTTGTTAAATGCCATGAAATGCCTTGGCCTACATAGTAACTCAAAATTTATTCCAGAATTACTAAAATTTGGAAGCAGAGACACTAGATTAGAGTTGCTAGCCGGATACCTAGACGCTGATGGTTCTAAAGTGTCGGGAGGCTACGAAAGTATTTCGTCATTGCCTAACCTGTCTAACGCTATAGCATTTGTGGCTCGATCCTTAGGTTTAGCCGCTTATGTAACACCCTGTAAGAAATCTGACCAACACGGGACTGTGGGGGACTACTACAGGGTTTCAATAAGCGGGGACTGTAGTGTTATTCCCGTTAAGTTACCAAGGAAAAGACAGGAGCCTAGACTTCAGAAAAAAGATGTATTAGTGACTGGGATTTCCGTAAAAGCAACTGGAGTCGGGCCATTTTACGGCTTTACTCTGGACGGGGACGGGTTGTTTTTATTGGGGGATTTTACCGTCACCCATAACTCTGGCTTAGCCCTGAGTGTGGTTCAAGCCGCAGCTAAGGAACCCCAAAGTAAACCCTACACCTCTGGAGGGACGATCCTCACATCTCAAAAAATCCTTCAACAGCAATACCAAAATGAATTTGAACACCTAAATCTAATGGACCTAAGAGGTGCCTCTAACTACACTTGCACCGAACACGAAGACACCACCTGTGATATCGGTCAACAACTTAACCGAATCTCCGGTAATGTTTGCTCTGTCTGCCCCTACAGGCAGGCTAAATCGGCATTTATGTCCCAACCTAACGGGGTTACCAATTTTAGCTACTTCTTAACCGATTCAGCTTACAAAAAAGAGGAGGCAAAAAAGCTTCCTAAGAAGAAAGTTCTAGTTATTGACGAAGCTCACAATACTGAATCATCCTTAGTCGGCCACTCTGAGATCAACATTTCTTCTATTAGAATGGGTGAACTAAATGTTCAACCCCCCAAACGAGTTCTTCAATTCACTGATATTAAGAGAGCTAAAGATTGGATTAATACCATTTTAAACCCCGCGATCTCCGCTTTGATCGGGCAGCTTGAGATGGAAATGCTGGAGAAAGGTGGGTCCAGGAGAGAGCTGTTGCCAATTGCAAAACGACTTACTTCTTACGAGCAATTTGCGGAAAATCTGGGTAAATTTATGGAATCTGAGTCCCTATTGTGGTTTATTAACCAGACTGAGACCGGGATCAACATCAAACCCCTCAGAGGGGATGTATTTGCTGAGGAGCTTTTGTTTAGTCGAGCCGAACACATTGTTATGATGTCAGCAACCATCCTAGATCCTAAGACCTTCACCCGTAATCTAGGAATCAACCCCAAAGAGTGTGGTTATATGAGTCTACCCTCAGAATTCCCGGTGTCAAACCGTCAAGTTATCTTTGCCCCAGCGGGTAGCATGTCCTTCAAGAACTATGACACTACACTACCCAAACTCCTAAAGCGAATTGACAGAGTGCTTACCAAGCATAGTGAGGAGAAAGGTATCATCCACTGTAATTCGTTCAAACTTTCACAGCACATCATGGATCATTTTGCTGGAACCCCACATGGCGCTAGGTTGCTCACACATGACTCTAAAAACCGTGGAATGGTTGTTGACTACCATATGACTAGCTCCAAACCAACGGTCCTTCTAAGCCCCTCTATGACCGAAGGGCTGGATCTCAGGGACGACCTGTCTAGATTCCAGGTTATAGCTAAGTGTCCTTGGGGAAGTTTGGCAGATCCGTATATTAGAACCAGAATGGAGATGGACGAAACTTGGTATACTTGGCAAGCCTGCCTCCACTTGGTTCAGAGTATTGGTCGTTCAGTTAGATCAAAGGATGATTATGCAACAAGTTATATTCTGGATTCAGACACTATTAGACTATTTAATTCTGGTATGCTACCAGAATGGTGGTTAGAGGCACTGGAATTCAGATGACACCCTTCTTTGCTCTCACCCCTAGTTTCAAGAAATCGAAAGTTGGTTTGGTTGGAGTCCATCGAATTCAGGTAATAAAGACAGAGGCAGGTAAGTAGTGGCAAATTTTGATAGAATTTTTCATAATCTACTCCGACATGGGGATAGCGCAACTGAATCTCAACGAGCTTTGGATGCCTGTAACTGGCTATCTGACCATTTGTCAACGATTAGAAAAATTTCTGACAGTACCGAAGCGGAACTAATTGGATTCGTCTACAACTTCTGGTCAACCCACAAGAAAGCCCCCAGCATAGACATCTTAAAAGAGTCTATTGAGCGTAAGTCCTCTTCTCCCCTACTTTCTGAACGAATCACAGAGTATGAAGAGCTTTATGAAGAGCTTAACCTTCACTCTGTTCTAGATTTAGATCAAATCTTAGCGGATAGAGTTGAAGAGTATGAAACTCAGAGGCTATCTGATGTATTGAAGGTAGTCAGGCAGATCAACTCTGGTTCAGTTGAAGAGCCTAAGACGAAGAAAAAGCTGTCCGGTCCAAAAGATGCTATGCGCTACCTCTTCCAGCAGGTTGAGCGTGGCACCCTGGCAACTGGTAGTAAAAATTCTCACGGATCTCTCAACGAGAACGGTAGCTACATTCGTGAACTCTATGAGAAGTTCAAATCCGAGCGTCTTGCTGGCAGACTTAGAATTTACACTCACATCAACGGCATTGATGACCACCTCGCCGTAAAGCGAGGCGACTTTGTAGGTGTTCTAGGCTATGCGGGTCAGAGAAAATCCGCCCTCTGTCGCTCCATCGCTTACTATGCAGCCCTAGACGGTTTCAATGTTCTCCATATTACTCTTGAGCAGACCTATGAAGAAGAGTTGATCATCTATGGTATCATGCATTCTTACCACCCAAAGTGGGGCAGTCGTTTCAAGCTTGATAAGAAAGCTTTCGATGATGGAAACTTCACTGATGAAGAAGAAGCATTCCTATTCAACGAAGTCATTCCAGATCTTCCCAATCTTCCTGGTAAGCTTCTCATTCGTCAGCCCATCGAAAGCACCACTTGGGATGCCGTAAAGACCACCGCTGAAATTGCAAACCAAACCGACCAACTTGATATTCTTCTGGTGGACTACCTCACGCTTTGCGAGACTAGGACAGGTAAAAAAGAAGAGATGGAAGTAGTTATCAAAGACGCTAAGCAGTTCGCCCTACACTTCGACAATGGTAGAGGCGTGGTTTTCATGACTCCAGTTCAGGGTAACCGTGCTGGGTGGGAGAAGGCTGGGGAGAGCGAAGGTCGATGGGAAATCAACGGTGTCAATATGTATTCTGAGTTCGATAAATCGGTTGATACTATGCTGACGGTCTTCTTGAACGATGATCTAAAAGCTGAGAAGGCATTGGTGGTTTCATCTGCAAAGACTAGACGCTCTGAGGGTGTCCCAGTGTTCAAGGCAGCGATGCAAAACAACTGTGGTTTGGTGTCAAATATGAACTCAGTCTGTCTTGTTGAAGACAAACGAATGGACGATATCATTGAGACTTTCTTCTAATGAGAAAACTTGTGGAAAGAGATGCGGTCAGTCTTTTTCTCCTGTTGGAGAGCTACATCCCTATGGACACTCCTCCAAATATTCAAATTCGCCGCAATATGAAAGGTAGGTTGTGTATTCGTCATGAAGCCACAACCTTTGGAAGAGCATGGGTAGTAGATTTCTACTCAAAAGACTTTTATTACACCCTAGTTCAACCCGAAACTCACCAAACATTCAAAACTCCCCTATCCCTCATCTCATACCTCTACCGTAGCCTAGGACTTAACTATGACAAAATTACTAAAAGTTGATACACTTGAAGACCTTCAGACTTACATACTGAAGCAGAAAGAATTTACTGAAAAAGCTAAGCGAGAACTCCAACGAGTTTCAGACGCCGTTCCAGTAATTCTCGGTCCTGATGGGACATTTTCAGATTCAACTACAAATGATATCATTCGTAGAGTGACAGGTCTTTTCCACAATTACGCTTCGCTACCAACCCTCACAGAATACGCGCAAAATCCAACCTTAACCAGAGATGCAACTTGGGGAGGCTCCTTTGGCGTGTCCTCAGTCCTAGGCACCGTAATTCTGCGCTCCTTAGTCGAGTCGTTCCCCGAATTCAGTGTATCTGTCAAGCCAATTTTTATCAAAGTGATGAAAGAGCTTTACTCTCCTGAAGACGGAGAAGACCGCTCCATGATGGAGAGAGTGATGGACAACCTCAATTTCTCCATCAGAGACAAAGGGAACAAAGAGATTCTAGGGGAACAAAGAGATCGCATCATTAAGAACAGAGTGGCTCTGCTTATGGAAGTTATTGCCAAGGTTATGGCAGATTACGGACTAGTCGAGATCAATAAGCAGGAAGATAATATTGAAACCAGCATAACACCTCTAGGGATCAGAGTATACTTGCATATCATAGATGTAGAGCGGTATATTAATGAGATGTCAACGGTATACAAGGAACTAGCTAATAAAAAGGCAGTATAATGGCTAAACTATACTTTCGTTACGGAGCCATGAACTCCGGTAAATCCACCCAACTTCTTCAAGTAGCCTATAACTACGAAGAGAGGCACCAAAAGGTGTGGGTAATAAAGCCATCCATCGACAATCGAGAGGGTGCAGATATAATTAAACCCCGCATTGGTTTAGAGAGGCGGGTAGACTGGCTCATTAACCCAAATTCTAATATAAAAGAAATAGTAGAATTGTGTCAAAAACCGGACTGCATTTTAGTTGATGAAGCCCAGTTCTTGACAAAAGACCAGATTTGGCAACTTACCGAAGTGGTAGATAGACTCAATGTTCCAGTGATTTGTTACGGTATTCGTGCCGATGCTTTTGGCGACTTATTCCCAGGTTCATCCCAACTTATGGCCGTAGCAGACACAATCGAAGAACTCAAGACAATCTGCTGGTGCGGTAAAAAAGCAATTATTAACGCAAGAATTAGAGATGGTCATGTTGTCTACTCCGGGGAGCAAGTATGTGTGGGTGGAAATGACCAATACATATCACTTTGTCGAAATCATTGGAGAATGGACCAGATCAAACCGTAGTATTATGTAAAGATTAAAAGGAGGCTGGATGTTCAAGTCCACCAAAGTAGCTGTCATTTTTGACTTCGATAAGACCCTATCACCTAACTACATGCAAAAGGTGGTCTTTGAGAGCTAC